AGGATTTTCTGTAACGCCCATGCGTAGCCACGTGTTTGTTGGGACAGACGGAACGCAGACTCGAACTCAGCACCGCCACGCGACGAGGTCTTGTTGTCCATGATCCATACAGCACCCGAGTCATGGATGGCAGCGTCGATACGCCCCGTGTAGATGACGTGAATGCTGGCGATATACATATCGTTCGTTGCAACGTGCGCATGCACTGGAATTGTGCAAAGCGGGATCTTAAACGGACGCTCGATGAAGGGTTCACCCTCATGCTGAACGACCTTGAGATGCCACTCGTCATGGGCATAGCGTTCTTCGTACAATGCCAGCACAGCAAGCATACGCTCGGCAGTGCGGTGATCAGTTGGAGAACACGGGTATCGCATGAAGTGTTCCATGACTAGCTCACGCTGACGGGCAGTCACCGCTGGGCTGAACCCAGTGTATAAGCGAAGCTCTTCACATTCGTGAAAGAGTTTACCAAAGTCCGTCGCAGACGAGGGGCGGTCGCTTTCGCGTGAGTGGATGAGATAGTTCTCACCCGCACGCGGGCAGTTGATATACTTCGAGATCGAAGAGTAGTCAATCTCAAGGATATAGTCGTTGGTTTCGTTGATGCGTTGGAGAAGCTGACGCTTTGGATACGCAGGACGTGGTGCCGAGGTTGGCAATGGTATGGAGAATGATAGAGGATCAAACATCAGTTAGGAGTTTAAGGTATTCAAGGGCTTGTGCGACGCTATCCTTTTTTAGAGGTTTCTTTTTTACTCCGTGGTTTACTACCGCTTCCTTTGCGAGCGTTGCTCGGCGTGTCTGTGACGAGCTTCGTAGCACGGCGCATCTTTGGACGTACTCCATCAGTTGTTGGGGTGACATCAGATCCACTGGCTGCTCCAGCAACTCGTCGATCGGCATGTCGTTGAATGACATCTGCGATGTCGGTGAAGTTTGCTCGCTCGAGGAGCAAGTCGAAGAGGACGTAGGTTGGGTGTCCGACTGTCCAAGCGGGGTCAATGGATTCATTATTGGTGAGTTCTAATTGTTTGAGGTGTTGTATGAAGCGGTGGAATAGTGTTGACAGGATCTTGTCTTGCAACCCTGTCATCATAGGGTAGAGTCGTTCGATGTATATGACATCGGCGACATCGACTCGGCAGTTGATAGCTTTGCGGTTGGGGTATGGGATGTGGTGGTATGGGTTCGTAGCCATTAGAACATTGTATAGTTACCTTGTTTGTTTAACATGACAGACACATTAGGATACTCTTCGGCTAGGACATTAGGGTCATAGTCGCGTTGAGGTGCGAATACTAATGTGAGGACTTCTCCTCCGTTGATAAGCGTTGCATATGCACGAAAGGTTGTTTCGGGAAAGTGCAGTCGCACTGGCTCAGTCCCCACTTCGCTCACGTTAACAGCGGTGACGCTTCGGACTTTAGGTCCGATGTAGACTGAGTCTACGGTGTGGGAGATGATGACCTCGTCGAACCAACGGGCAAGATCTTGCACGTCGATTGTCGAACAGAACTCAAACGCAATAGCACCACGCACTGCGTCACGTAAGCGTGAAGCAATGGTTGCGGGGGACATGTCGTCAGGTTTGATTGTATATCCTTGTGGGTGCACAGCATATGCCGCTGCGACAATCTTTTCATACTTCTGCCACGCCGCATAAGTCGCACGTGGATTTCCTTTTAGTGACTCGGCACTGACTCGGGTGAGTTTCTTCATTTTAATATAGCTAACGCTTTCTTGTGCATCGATGGTGTTCGAATGCGGGGTTTTTTTTGTGCTCGTTCTGCTTGCTGGGCAACGGCACGTAGCTGTGCCGCTTGTCCATAGTGACCTTTAAGAATGTACTCGAAGATCTTCTTATCGGTCAAAATTTTTCCACCACAATTATCGAACTGCGGTGAGCGTATAGAGGGTCGTTCAGTAGTCATCAGCGATTGCCTTGAGTTCTTTCCATAGTAACGCTTCGGCGAACTTTTCGTCTTTGGGTGAGAGTTCAAATGGTGAAGTTTTGAATATGTTTTTACCATCTACAACAACAGGCATAGCGTAGTATGCCATGATGTCGTAGAAATGTGCATGAACGCCGGGCTGTTCACGCGTCTCGCGTTCGCCTGGGTCAAACTCAGCTTGGACAATGATGTCCAGTTCTTCGTCTCCGGCGTCGTTTGCAATGGTCATTTTGATTTCGATCATATGGGTGTGTTGGTGTTGGTTGTTTAACTGAAAAGAAAATAGCCGGTCATTACGCAGACCGGAATGCGTGTAGTCCATGTATATTTAAGGTCGCCCCTCACTACAATTCGACCATGAGCGGACTATTCAGCCAGTGCGGACAGCGAAGACTTCTTCGCTTGTGCCGTGAGGTGCTTCTCGAGGGCTTGAATACCGCGAGCAAGCGACTCGATGGTGAGTTCGCCAGCCGCATCGCGTGCCAGCTTGTAGCCGGGAACACGAGCTTCGATGATCGCAGCCTTCTGCTCTTCCACGCCTTGGGCGAAGAAAGCGTTGGATGCGTCGAGCGTGCCCTGTGCAATCTTGCCACTGCCACCGGTGCGTTCGCCCTTTACATATAAGGGTTCGGACTGAGCGATGCCAGTGAACAGCGTCGCGAGCGTCGCACGATTGGCTTCGTCAGCCGCGAGGAACGCACGGAGATGGTCGTTGGTGCTGACGAGCACGTTTTTAATCGTGCCATCCGCCTTGGTGGTGGAGGATTTCACTGCACGGGTGAAGCCCGAGAGGGCGACCGCTGCGCTGACCTTCGCGTAGACGCGTGGGTACTTGTTGCGGTAGCGGAGGTTGGACACTGCCTCGTCCACGACTGCGGCTTCGCCGATGATCTCACTGATCTCAGCGATCGTGGAGGGTTCGGTTTCGCTGACGGTGAACTCTCCGTCGAGGTAGTCGATGTCTGATGTATTAGCCATATGGGTATTTCTTTAACTGCGTTGCACTGCTGGAGGATTGGCCTCCGTTGTTTGTAATCCACTTTCGGTGGGATCGGAATTAACCGTTTCGACAAGGGCTTTAGGCTCTTGTAAATCTGAGATGATTTGCACCACGCAATCGCATATGCGTGAGTGAAACCAGAAGAGGGATATTTGTGGGGGAACGTGGGCGAGCGCACTCATCGCCAGCTCAAGATGAGTGGCGTGGGTTTCGATTGCGGTCTGGAAAATGTCTTTCATTGTGGTTGCTATGCGGGAGGGCATGGATGAATTTACCACACCCTCCCGCCATTTGCAAATTAGATTCTAGATTCTTTTTCTAGGGCTAACCTTCCGAAGAAGTCTGTGCGGCAGCGGCTTGCTCCGCACTTTTGGGTTCGTTGCACTTGATCTTGCGTCGCACCTCTGTGCGTGCTTCTGTCGCAGGAACTTCGATGATCGTCTCTACCAGCTGGCATGAGGGTGGCAGTTCACCCACTTCACACACGATAGAGAACTCTTCTGGCGTGTCACAGCGATATGTCACTACGCCCCGCTCACCATAGACTGCGTATGATTTCTCCCAGCGTGGGCGTAACGCACGCAGAGGTGCGAATGCTTCACGCGTGGTGAGGTTGATGATGAGGTGATGTGAGGGTTCACTTGGGTAGAAGTAGCACAGCGTAATGCACTCTTTGGGGATTTGCTCAAGTGCTTCAAGCACTTCAGGGTATCCTGCGGAGAAGGCGCTAAGTGCGGTGTAGTGCTTTGCAATGGTGGCTTCGATTTGGTTTACGGTTGGAATTAACATACTATTTTGGTTTACGGTTTAGGTTTAATGGTGAATGGTTGTACTCACCCTCCTGCGGAGGAGCATGGTGCCCCTCCGCAGACGGGTACTTACCCTAGAACGCTTCTGTCTCGTCCCATGCATCGGACGTGATGTAGTACAACGACACGCGTGCCCGCGTGATCGCGACATATATCAGGTTCTTTTCCTGTTCGATTTGCCACGGCAACTTGGCGTAGCGTGATGGCATGAGCTTGAGCTTGTCGAGTAGGAACACCGTATCGTACTCTAAGCCCTTGGCTTTATGGACGGTGGACAGCACCACGCGGTTGCCAACGTGGTCGTCGCTGAACAGCATTGAGATCTTTGCGTCCAGATCCGAGATCGACTGAGAGTCCTCGTCAAGCGTGCGGATGAAGAACATCAGACACTCGTAGTGGTCTTCGATGCGTGTGGGATCACGCCCTTCAGACTCAGCTCGAACCGACTCGCGTAGCACCCATGTGCCGAGCTTGTCACGGAGATCCGTGAGGCTGACAGCCCGCATTTTCTTCACGGTGTTGGACAGGGCTACGCCCAAGTCCTTGCCAAGGATGATACACGGTATGTCACGATAAAGCATACCGTAAGCAAGGCTCACGAGTGGTGCTGTGTTGCGGCATAACACTGCCGTGTTGCGTCCGAAGGTCTCGCTTCGGTATTTGTCTAGGGTTTTAACCTCGCCCACTGGGGCGTCGGGATGTGCGGTGATCATCGGGTTTGTTTATACACTTCGGTTACTGTTATTTGTTTTACGTCCTCACGTTCCAGCCACTTCAAGGCTTCGTGCAGGACGTCTTGGATTTCGTTTTCGGTGCGTGGGATTATGCTGTGCGTACGCACGATAATCCGCACTTCGTATATTTGCTCGGTCATTATTCGTATTTCTGTGCTTCTGCTACCACCGCTTGTGAACACCGATACGACACGCTGAGTGGGAGCGTTTCGCACGCGAACTGAGTCGCGATCTTGTCTAATGCATCTGAGTTTGCACCACGGAAACCATAGATGGCTTGGTGTGGATCGCCTACTGCGACCACGCGTGAGCGTAGCCCTGTGATGCGGTGCAACACCGCCAACTGGATGTCGTTCGTGTCCTGGGCTTCATCAACGAAGACCCAATCGTATGTGCTGAAAGACACGTTGAACACGACTGGCATGTACAACATGTCGTCGAAGTCGATCTCGTCAAACTTTCGGTTCGATGCTTCCAACACTGCGACTGCCACCTGACAGGCACGACGCAGGTCGACGATGTCCAGGTCAAACCGCACCGCTAACTCACGTGCAAGGCTCGGCTCTGGGTTTTTCTCACACTGCCCTTTGAGTAGGGACACGAGCTTGATGACGGACGCGACGTCCGGATCGTCTCGATCCATGGCGTTGTACACTAACCGCATCACTTTGCGACCCTCGATCTTCACCTTGGGTTGGATGAGACCGCTTGCCCGTAGGGCACGGAAGCCCAGCGAGTGGAAGGTGCTGACCTGCACCCCGCGTGGGACTTTGGCGGACGCTTCCTCCGCATTACGTTTGTTGAACACCAGATACGCAATGCTCTGTGCCACCAGTGAGTCTTCGTCCTTCGGGATATACCCGAAAGAATGCATGATCGTGGTGGTCTTGCCACTGCCGGGACAGGCAGACACAAGGATGTTGGTGCGGCTTGCCGCAATAGCCGTGAATATGGCAGACTGCTCTGGTGATGGACTCAGCATCGGAGACCTCCCAGCGGCTCGAGCGGGATGTGACACAACTGGGGGATTGAGTCGGTTCGTCCATCTCGGACGTGCGTCCGCCAAGTCGGCGGACAATCGTCGCCGAGGGCGATGACGACACCGATCATCAGGTGGTGCTGGAGTTCCAGCCGTTCTTCTGGGGTCTTGCGGGTCGCCGCGAGGCGTCGGACTTCGTCCAGGATTAGTTCTAGTTTAGACATAAGTGATACATAACTGCGTTGTGGATGTCGCGGAATTGCTACCCATCCCTTCAGCCTACAACACGCATAGGCTGAAGGGATAGGCGGTATTGTCCAGAGAATTGGACAATACCGCGAAGCCCGCGAGAGCGTTAGGTGATTGGTTGCCACCCGAAACACTCGCATAGGAGGTCAATGATTTCGGGATTGACGGTGCGTAGGTGCGATAGCCACGTGATCGTGTCGTGGGCGTCCATGCCGTAGACCTTTGTCACCATGCGGATGGTGAGCCAATGCTCACGGACTTCGTCCCAAATGGGTTCACACTTGTTAAGTGCCGCCCGAGCTTCTATGGTGAGGTTAGCCAACATTCGGTCTGTGGGCGGAGTTTGTGGCAACTCTACCACCCTATAGTCTTCTGGGTGCGGGTTCCACTCCATTCGTGGAGTGGCGTAGCCGTTGGCGATGGCTGCAGCGGTGATCTGCCCGAAGCTCAGTTGGGTGGGGCTAAGCCCCGCGTGGGTGGCGACGCTGCCTGTTTTGAGGCAGGTTACGATGTAGGTGCGGATGGTGGTCATGTTGTTGGTGTTGTTGTTCATGCGAGTAGGTCTAACATTGCTTGTTTTGCGTCGAACTTTGCAACGCGTGGTTTCTTTGGTTTCGCCTCACCCGCCGTTGCGGCGGTGGAGGTCATTGAATGGAGCGTTTTTATGTCCGCCCCGAAGTTGGCGTTGTGCCCGAGATACAACTCGTTGGTGGCGAGGCATCGGAACCATGAGACCAGCCCGTCGGTGCATAGCACCTCGAGTGTTCCCATGGCGTCCAAGCCGCGAAGCGTTGCGTGGGCACGCTGTGTTGGACGCCACTGATGTGCAGTTGCGTGCGGCAGCACGATTGCATAGTCCGCCATTACGCGGACCAGCGACTCGTTGTTGGCGGACGCGACTGCATCGCGTTCCGCGTACCATGCGGGAAGTTTACTCATCGCTGCCCTCCTTGAGTGAGGACAACTCGGCGATGGCACTCTGGCAGCCCTTGACCAGGGAGATGATCTCCCATGGTTGAGGGTTGGGTTCGTTGGCACAATGGATGATGTCCGCGAGTCTCCAGTCTAGCTCATCGCGGATTACACCTATGCAATAGGCATGGATGCGTCGGATATCTGCGTCGGAGCGTATGCGGGAACGACTTGGTCGTGGTGTTGGTGTTGGTTGGCTCATAGATTTTGTTGGTTATAGATGGTCTTTAACGGTGATTTTCTTCAGCCAGTGCTGGCACTCTGCGACTAGCTCGCGGACTTCCACGAGCCGCTCTGGGGTGGGGAATTCTAGGTATATGGACATCGCTTTGAGGCGATGGTCCAAACGGTGACGCACGTCGTAAAGAAGTGACGCCAACGACTCTTCGCGGATGCTTTTGTTGATTGCTTGGGCAATTTCGGGTGTCATCATATTAATCGAACAGACTAGCCAATGTGATTGGCGGGGTTGGTGGTTTGCGTGGTGAGCGTGTGCGGGGCTTGTGCCACCACCCAGCATCGCGTTCGCGTTGCGTGAGCGGCTTGAAGAACCCGAGGTTGGGGGACCACCCCGCCTTTACGGCGGGGCGGTCGTGGTTGGTTGGTGGGACGGCTGTCCCGTGTGTGGGTGATAGGATCATTGGTGGTGGGTGTTGCACACCTCGCACTCGAAAAACGAATCTCTTCGTAAATGGAGCATCTGCCCGCAACATTCGCCCTCACGCTCTCGTGAGAAGTAGACGAATCCGTCCTTGTCGGGGACGAGACTATTACGGCGTTTGATTTTACCCTTGGCGAAAGCCTCGGGTGGGGCTTCCGACCAAAAGGTGCAAGCCATGTCACTGACATTACCATCGGGGGTGGTGCCGTTTTTGACAAACGACCATCCGATGGTTTCTTGTGCCAAAATGTAGTCGAGCGGATATCCCGCTTCCACATAACTGGCGATTAGTTTCTCACGTTTGACCATTGCGTTGGGTTCTAATTCACGAATCGCTCGTGGGGCGTTGACGCGTGTTACGTCGAAAGCATTGGGGGGAAAGGTTCTGGGGGGAACATTTTATGCGTGCGTTCCGTCCCACCGAATTTCGCGGAGAACAACTATGAGTGGCATGAACTCATACGCCCATGGGGCGTGGTGAAGTTCTTCGATTCCCTCGCCGTTGAATGTGCGTTCGACGATCACACCTTCGCCGTCTTTGACGACTAGATAATGAGTCTTAGGGTTGATCTTCCCTCGAATTGCATCTGCGATTCTGACTTGGAGCTTTTCTGATAGTTTAGGCATACTGCATTTACTCTATTGCACGAGACGCTCGTGTGGCGTTTGACGCTGTTGCGTCGAAAATGTGGGGGGAACACTCGGCGTTAGCCGAGAAGGTTTTCAAAATCCTTGAGACATAGGATGTCTTTAAGGTTGATTTCCACATAGTGGAAACCCTCGCCCCGAAGGAAGTTGAGTGCGACAATGTCTTCATCCAGCCACCCATTCACATGGATGACCACCCCAATCCGCTCGGCGAATTGGTAGAGTAGTCGGTTGAGACAATCTTGCGTCTTGTTAGGTTTGATAAACTTAGGCATTTGGACTTTCTGTCACGATACGCTCGTGAGGCGTTTAACGCGTGTTGCGTTGAAATCTTTTGGGGAGAATTGCTGAAGGCGATCAAGTAGGTAGGTAGATGCTGGGGGCATCCTCCCCGCCTGTAAGGTAGGTAGGTAGTTAATTTTTTTTTTTATATACCATAGGGGCGGGGAGAGCGTATAAACACTCCCCGCCCCATTGGATAGATGCCCCGTGGCATTTACCTACCCACTTGCTTGCCTTATCTGAGAACCGAAATGCTATCGTAGAGGATTGAAATGGACGGGTGATTGGATGAGACTAGGCGAAGGCGTTTTTCACTTCCGCCTTGAGCTTCGCCTTTTTCTCGGCGAGGAATACACGGCATCCCTCTGTTACACTTTCGTGCGTGATCACGGTGATTTTGAACTTCGCGGCGACCACCGTTCGCTTTTCTGGAGCGAGAGCGAAGAACTCTTTCACAAGAGCCAGAAGCTCTTTCGTGTCGGCAGGATTTGAACCCGTGTTTTCGGTCACTGTGACCCCATGGAAGCGGACGCTTTGACCCGAAGGCAACTCGACGCTCGTGGTGAATTCAAACTTGAGACTTTCAGCGATACTCACGCTGTAGTCCACGGAGGAGCGATTAAATCCAGCGGGGCGTTTAAACCCTTCCTTCTTATTCTTCTCCCATCCCAACAAGTTTCCGAATACTTGAGCTTCTGCATTGCTCGAGACCGAACGCTCGAACAAATACAATGCTCCGAGGCTCGCTAACTCGCGTCCTGCCGCTTCGAGTGTTTGCTCGCCTTCAAAGGCGACCAAAGAAGTGATCTCGAAATTACCGAATGTCTTATTGATTTTCATATTATTATTGTTGTGTGCTGATGGTTTGACTTCTAGCGACTCAGCTTCATGCCTTATCGATAGAATCCAAACCACCCGCCCATTTCAATCCTCTATGATGAGAGGTCATCACCTTTATACACAAGGGGTGATCGTCATACTCTCTTAGCGATCATGATCGCTATCGTCGACACTTGCTATCGTGCCGCTAGAATGTTCAAAGAACCATCGCCGAATGAATCGCCGATCTGGCAGAGAGGCTTCGCGGACCATCCATCAGACCCTTGCGGGTCGCTAGCTCCTCTCTCCATATATAGCATTCCCGCCAAGGTGGGACAGCCTCGGGGTACCTTCGCCCAGAGACCCCTGCAACAATACAATACAGCCGTGTACAGCGATTTTTTCGTTTTACAACCCTAACGCACTGCGCGATGTGTCCGCTGTATTGTCCAAAGGACCGGACAATACCATGAGCGAAGCGCGCAACCCAGCACGCGACCCCGCGAGATATGCCGTTTCACGGCATGTAGAGGGCTGAGGACAGAAACGCTGCCATGCGCGATACGGTCGGAACGGAGCGTTGCAGTGTGAACAGGCTGCTAAAGGCAGCGGTTGGCGGAGCATTGGTTTGTGTGACATAGAGGTTTGGTTTTTGTACAGCAGAATAGACGAGCCTTCCGCTGATCTGCTATTGGCGGAAGGTAGAAGCCCCAAATCGAGGCTCATAAGGCTTAATATAGCCTTGCCCGAAGGGATGCGCCACCCTTTTCTTCGCCTTGGAAAGAATCTTTTCCCCACGTTGCACGTAGTGCGGAAATAGATTTAAGAATCTAATTTGCATTCGCCCCGCCTTGGGCTACATTGCTCCATGCCTATTCGTGTCATGCCAGCAAATCGCAATTTTACAACGGAACGCCCGTCCACGACCGCATACACTGGTCCAGCACCCGTACGTAACACGCCGAAAGTCGCGGTCATGGCGCCTCCGACGCCCGTTGCTGCTCCCTCTCCTACGGTATGAGCGATTCCAACATCATCATTGACCTTTTTGACCTCCTTAGTGCGAACGAAGGCGTGCCTAACGTCACACGTGAGGAGCAAGCAGCGGTATTGTCCAAGATTCGGGACAATACTGTGGGAGCGCGCGGCGGTAACCTCGAAGCACCAGGGTCTTACCCCGAACGTAGACGCTCATCGTTGAATGCGGATATGACTCCCGATGGTATGCCCATGTTGCACAAGTTCGTCAAAGACGACTCGGCGATTGTAGGGCGTAAAGCCGAGCAGCCATGGCATCGTATGGCAGCGTTCATGTTGTTAGCGGGTCGCACGAACAGTGAGATCGCTCTTGCGGCTGGTGTCACTCCCATGTGTGTATCACAGCTACGCGCACAACGCTGGTTTCAAGAACTCCTTGCAGTTCTGGCGAATGAATCGGGCCAAGACGTTACAGGCGCACTAATGTCCCATGTGCACAACGCGATTAACGCCATTGCAGAGATTGCTGAGACTTCCGACAACCCCCGCGTAAGGCTCTCGGCAAATCTCGCACTTTTAGAGCATGCTCACGGCAAGCCTTTGCAAAAGGTTATATCGAGCGTCTCCCACACCACTCACGCTTCACCATCTGAAGAGATGGAGAGCATCCAACAACAACTGGCTACATTACGTGCCAGCTCCACAATGAGCGCAAGCTCACTATAGAAACCAAAACAAAATGGCATATCCACAAGCATCCGCAATTCAACAAGGCGGAACAATCGTTAAAGTCGGGAGCATCTCCCCACGTTGTATTAACACTGGCGGCACCGCCGCATCAAACACAGCAGACGGCACGGACGTTACAGTGTCGACTACAGCAATGTTTACTGCAGAACTTTTAGCCCCCGCACCAAGTTGGAGCACTGGCGTAGCCGTGTTTAATGGTACACGCGGAGACTCTTGGACTGAACGTGCCGCATTGTATAATGCTACTGGACAGATTATTGCGGTTACCGCAACTACTACTGTTGCTGCGGCAGACGTTTACCTTAACCTGCCTTGGGCATCAGAGTTTGTTAGCGTTCCCGGCACCGCCACCGCACTTGTCGGACGTTTGTACCTGCCCGCTGGCACTTACTATGTTGGTGTTAATGCTGTCACTACTGGTACTGGTACTGGCAACAAACACAACTGCGTTACTGTAGGAGCGCATGGCACGTCCAACATCACGATCGTGGCAGCTACGGCTTTCACCACAGGTGGAACGTCCTTGTCCATTACGCCTCCAACCACGTTTACCACAAACGTTGGTCCTTACGCCTCCCTCTACTAAAACCCAATGTTACCGTACAACAATCTTAACTACGCGATGTTCGGGATTCCGTGTCCCGCATCAGCAGCGTTTACGTATGTCTCCTCTGGCGCAGCCAATGACGACAACGTCGCTACGATCACGTATAAAAACGACGCTGGTACGACGATTGGTGTATTGACCTTTACGTATTGGGGTGCAACCAACAACGTCAAGACTGTAACACGTACTACGTAATGGGACTAAAACCTCTTATTGCGGGGATGAGCCAGGGTGGTAGTAGCGTTGCTACTGCTGCCCTGGATGGGACGTTAGTCACAAGTGCACAAACGTTGAGCGTTGCGCAGATCGGTCAAGTGCGCGCTAATCTACGTGAGTGGACACAATACCTTTCAGGGGATCTGGTAAAAACAGCAGATACGGCATTAACCACAGTATTCACGCAAGCACTTGAGGTAGGACTATATCGTTTTAGTGGGATTTATAATCTTGATGTTACTGCGGCAACGCCCGGCGCTCAGTTTAACTTTGCTTTTACGGGAAATACTATAAAAGCATTTACGTCTGTAAAACTTTATACCACAAACGATCTTGTCGGAGGAGGACTTACGGCGTTTCCCACGTCTTGGGGTGGAGTAAACCAAAATAAAACTATAGGTGCTAATTTTGGTCCTCCTACGGCTTTTTACATTCATCAAGCTAAACTTGAAGGTACCCTGAGTGTTATCCAAAGCGGAACGTTTACTGTAAAAGCAGCACAAAACACTGCTGCAAGTGTAACAACGTTTTTTGCAGGAAGTCAGATCACCCTTATTGGCATGCCTTAAGGTATTATCAACCATGCTTTACGACCAAATCATGGGCGACCTATGGCGTGGCGCCACTGGCATTGCCGGTTCTATGTTAGCCATAATTAGCACAACGCACGAAGAATTAGACGCATGGTTGCGCACAGCAGGGTTTGCCTTGGGTGCGCTTGTTGCACTAGCTTCGCTAGTATCGTTATGTCAACGTATTTACAAAACACATAAAGGAGACAAAGAATGAACACGAAAAACCTAGCTGGCTACGGCTCAATCGCAACCTCAACCCTCACCGCTCTTAGCGGTGCACCCTACGCCCTCGGCGACGTGGCAACGATCATCCCGCCCGCGTGGAAAGCGAAGCTGTTTGTGGTGAGCGCAATTGCCACGATGATTCTACGCTTGATCCGCGACCATCAATCCAAATGAAAGCCCACTCAAATGAAAGCCATTATTCTGCACGTCTTTTCGCTTATTATAGCGATTTTGATTCCTTCGTGTGCTGTGGACTACACTTTTAAAAACGGCGGTAAGCTACGCTTTGAAACCACCCAGGATTCTATTGAAGCGTTACGAACCTTAGAGCAAGGTCACGGATACCTTAAATGAACGTACTTGCCTCATCTTTTGCTGATCCCGCTGACGTTGCTGCGTTTAAACGTTGCAAGATCCAAGGCAAATCCGACATGGAATGCTTTAAAGTCGGCGACAACGGCATTGGCAAATGGGGGCATGACACAGCACAGGAGCATACGCCAATGTGCGCGCTTCCGCGCGATGTGTGGAAAAAAGCGGGTAAGACGGGCGGGGCTAAAGTCCGGGTGTGGCGCGATGCGCGAAGCGTAATCGGCATTCTTGGAGACACCTTACCACTCACGGCAAACATTAAAAACGGCGTAGGCATTGACCTCAATCCAGCGTTTGCTAAAGCACTTGGCTTTAAACCTCCTTTTCTCACCCCGGTAAACTGGGAATGGTATGTCGAATGAACTTCTCCTAGCGCGGCGTGAGTTGGCTTTAGAACAGCGCCGTGTAGCGTTGCTTCAAGAAAATCAGATCGTATTTTATGCGCCGCACCCTAAACAAAAAGCCTTTCATTCAGCTGCACATTTCCACTATCGTTATGCACGGACAGGAAATCGCTTTGGTAAAAGCGAGATGGGTGCTGCCGAGGACATTGCGTTCGCGTTGGGGTACCGCCCGTGGATCAACAAGAAAGACCCAGATTGTTTTAAAGGAATCCCGGCACACCCCACCAAAGGACTGATTGTCACCACCGACTGGGACAAATCAACCGAAGTATTTACCTCACAGGAAGCAGGGATCAATCAGGGTAAGTTGTTCAAATACATTCCGGTGAGTGCCCTTATCGGGCATACGCGCAACCACTCCGGTGCAATCGATTGTGTGCGCATACGCCATATCAACGGCGGCGTGAGCGTGATTCATCTCGACACTGTAAAAAGTTTTAAGCAAAACCCTTTAGGTCAAGAATCGTCCGCATGGGACTGGGCACACTTTGATGAGCCGATTCCCGAGGCAATGTATAAAGCCATTGTCCGTGGTATGATCGATCGGGATGGACGTGTATGGTTTACCTGTACGCCTTTAACCGAGCCGTGGGTTGACGAAAAGTTTATCCCGGACCTTGAGAATCAATCGCACGAGGAACTCAACTTTTCGCATGGTGATTTCTGGATGATGACGGGATCGACGTATGACAACCCGCACAACACACGTGAGTCTATTGATCGTGTCATGTCGCAGTACACCGAAGAAGAACGCGAGACTCGACTCACGGGTATTCCCCGTGCGTACTCCGGGTTGGTCTTTAAAGAGTTCGACTGGAACCAACATGTACTGCAAGATCCTCCCAAGGGTTGGGTCGACTGGAACACTCCGCCAGAAGACTACTGCATACGCTACGCAATCGACTACCATTTCAAAAAGAACGACGCGGTGCTTTTTCTTGCCACATCGCCACAAGAAATTACTTACGTATACGCAGAGCTATGGCAGCAAATGTTGCTCGAAGAGGAAGTGCGCGAGATTAAAATCGTGCTTCAAGGACACATCCCACAGCCCGGGATTGTAGATCCTTTAGCCTCAACGCCAAACAAACTTACCGAAACCACTGCAATGGATGAGTACCGCAGGCTTGGCTTAGCGGTAAACCCAGCTACCAAAGATCCAGTCAATGGTATTCGTGCGGTTAAAGCCACGCTTAAAGCACGCGATAAACACAAAAACCCAGTCATCTTTTTCAATCCTGCGTTGCGCCGTACACTCTACGAAATCTCTCGGGGTTTTGCGTGGGACGAAACAGAAAATCGCCCGATCAAAAAAAACGACGATATGATGGAGTGTTTGCACCGGCTATGCTTGCAAGGGCTTACATATATTGAACCCGCAGGTGATGGCGATTACGCTATTATTGCACCCCGCGACTTTGACGATATTGCACTAGAACTTCCAGACGACCAACCACAACAACGCAGTTTTAAAACTCTTCGATACAGAATATGAACCCACAAATGTCTCCCGAAATGATGCAGTCTTTAATGGCTGCTGAAGGTGGTGAAGCTCCAGGCACAGAAGCCATGATGCCACCAGCGGGCAAGCCCGCAGGTAAGCCTCCGGGCAAACCCGCAGGCAAACCAAAAAGCAAACCAAAAGGCAAAGCTCCAGCTAAAGGCTATAAACCAAACTGGAAGTAATGTCCAAATTTTAGGACAATACCATGGGATTCGATAACTTCAAAGAAGCTTTAAAGGATACTGCATCTCCGGAACACGGAGCAATGCTGAAGCATGTCTTGGATTTGGTAAGTATCTCACGGAAACAAATGGCGCAGTGCTATACCCAATGGGATAAGCACGATGAAACTTTTCGCTCACGGCGGAAAACAGACAAAGAAGATCGTGCGGCAGACTCCAAGGGACAGCCGAAGAAACTGGTAGTGCCGTTGACGTTCTCCCAATGCATGACGTTTGTGGCGTTTAACGTGATGACGCTGACGCAGAACAAACGCTTCTATACGCTCGAACCCACGGGTGTTGAGGACAATCCGCTACGCGAACCCATGGAGTTGATCCTTGAACGGGATCTTAGAAAAAACACATGGCAAGCATTTCTTGTACAATTCTTCTTGGACATTGCACGTTTCTCTATCGGATGTGCGGAGGTGTGTTATAAAGAAGACTATCGCTGGATGCGAATGGAAAAGACCGAAGATATTGTCGGCGCTTTTGGTGAGACGACGCAGGAAACCAGCATGCCGTTTGAAAAGGTGCCTGTGTTTGTGGGTAATCGTGTCATTCCTATTTCACCTTATCGCTTTTTTCCTGATACGCGTTTGCCATTGACCCGCTATCAAGAAGGTGAGTTTTGTGGTTCGGAAGACATGTACTCTATGGCAAGTTTGCGAGGTGACACGGAGTTGTTTAATCTGAGCAAAATCCCCAAATACTTGGAGAAGGAATATGCGGTGCGTAAGGTTAACAGCCGTATTGTAGAGATGGACGTACGGATGGAACGAGATAGTTCTAGTGCGGGAAGCATCAGTGAGCCGGGTGGTATGGTTAAATCGGGTCCGGTGTGTGTTACAAAAATGGTATGTGACATCATTCCAAAGAACTTTGGTGGAGACAATAAGGAACTCGGACGTTTGGGCAAAGAGCCGTTTCCAATTCGTTATCTCGTGTGGATTGCAAATGACAAAACCATCATCCGCTTCGAGGAAGCGTATTACCTGCATTGCAAGTTTCCTTATATTTTAAGTCAATTCCTGCCCGATCAGCACCAGATTATAAATGAAAGTTTAGCTGATGTCTGTGCACAATTGACTTCCCTTATCACGTGGAAGCTTAACGCTCACATCACGTCACAGAAAAATAGCGTGGAATCCAAATGGATTGTAGATCCTGCAGGGATTGACGTGAAAAGTTTGGAGTCACGTTCGCCTTATATTTATCTGCGTAAGAACGCGTCGCAGACCGGCGTGGATCGGTACATTAAACAATTCTCTACGCAAGATGTCACGGCTGGCGTGATGAACGACACGGCTGCGCTGAAAGAATTGCTTGAAGGTATCACTGGGTACAGCGGAATGCTTCAAGGTCAGTTCTCTTCAGGACGACGGGATGCAACTCAGTCACGTGCGGTGGTTCAAGGCGCAAGTGCACGGGGTAAAACTACGCTTGGTAGTATCTGGGATACAGGATTTGAAATGCTCGGTAAGCAACTTATTGCAAACAATCGTCAGGAGATGGACTTTGAAACGTTCTCCCGGGTCCTCGGTACGCAGTGGAAATCGACATCGGTTAATCCCGATACGGGTGCGCCGTTCACCTTGGACGAGATGTTTACGCTGTTCAAAGCCGATCCTATCACCATTGCCACGTCCGAAGACTTCTTTGTATTCGATGGGTCAAATCCTTCCGAGAACGCCTTTTTGGCACAAAGCATGCAAGAGATCTTACTCTCTATCATGCAAAACCCAGAGGTGGCACAGATTCTAGGCTACGGCGCACCACAAATTCAAGCACTTTTCAACGAGATATACACTTTGCGTGGGGTAACCCCAGCTCGACTCCCCACGCCAACACCAATGCAGCCTCCACAACCTGGCTTACCCCCAGAGGGTGCTGCGCAACCAGCAATGTAAATGGACCAAGACGAACAAGCACGATTACAAAGCGCGAAACGCGAGATCGAAGGATATTTAAACCATCCTTTCACCAAGCGTATCCTGCAAGACAACCTAGAAGAACAAGAAGGATTTATTAAACTTATCTGTAATGAACCCGTTACGGATATTCAACGATTCTTTGCACACTTCGAGGCTGTTGGACATCTTCGTGGTTTACGCCGTGCCCATTCGCTATTGCAGGATAATTTGGATGCAATTCAAGACGAGCTAAAAGAACCCTAAAAGTATGCAAGATGAACCTGATGACGAGTTTGATGATTTTGATGACGTTTCTACGGGAGCGGAGCCAGCGGTCAATCAACACGATGAACTGAAAACCGCTATGGCGGAGTTGGCTGGAGCTGTGCGTAGCACAATCAAGCCCGAGCCAGCCCAACAACAACAAGGTCTTACCGACGACGAAAAGGCTGAGTTCTGGGCTGTGTATAACCCAGAAAAACATGACCCAAAGTTCTTGCAAAAGTTCTTTCGGATGTCAGAAGACATGGACACCGAGCAGTTAGCGGAGGTTCGTGCACTGTTCTCTAACCTTCAAGAAGGCTTGGTAAAACAATCCGTTACAAGTGCACGTAATCTCATGCAGGTGGAGCTTCAACGGCTTCGCGAAGAGTTTGCACCTGCTCGGGACTATGCGTCTCAGGCTGCTGCAGAAGGCACACGTAACCGTTTCTACTCCACTTACGAAGCCCTTGGCGAAAAGAATGCCAGTGGCGGGTTGCGGTATCAAAAAATCATCGACGCGACCGCTAGACAGCTAGCCTCGCAGACTTTTGACAGCGAAGCACATTACTTTAAGGCACTTGCTGATGGTGCCGCCGAAGCAATCCAGGGCGTTTTGCCCGAGTTTGACCTAGGTGCCGGTAGACGACGAACAACTGGGACAACGCCACGACTACCACGCACCAGCGTAGGCGGTACGGGCGGTACTAGTGGAGGAAAGCAGGCTGCATTGTCCATTAAGGGTGATGCTACCGACGAGTTTCTTAACGATTAACTCGAGGACATCCTGTCCGTCTTTTCTTCAGCCGCTAGACTAGCCAACAATTAGAAAACAAATATATGGCATTTGGAATGTACTCCACGGATAACACGGTAGGAAACCGTTCACTTAAATCACGCCGGAAAATCTTCTGGCAATACCCATCTGGGGCTGCGCCTCTCATGGGATTGCTGTCGTATCTTCCCTCCGAAGACACCGATAAGGTGGAATTCGGTCAGTTTGAGCGCCGCTTTCCTACGCAAAAAACCACCACGGTAGCATCGGGCACTAAACCATTCCAAAACGGGGATGGTAGTGATTTTGCAACTACGTCAACCATGAATGCTAATGTTGAGTACATTGTAAATGTGCTTTCTACGGCAGAATTCAAACCGACGCATGTGCTTGAATTGCGTGAAATTGCTATTACAGCAGGAACTACCTCGATCAAAGGTACGGTTACTGCGGTAAACGCAAACGCTCTCCAGATCACTTTCCGTCCGTATTCAACCATTGTGTCTGTTCTAAACACTACCTCTTCTAACAACGGCAAGTCCGCTGTTATTATCGGTACGGCTAACCCCGAAGGTGGACGGTCTGGCAGTGGTATCACGGTTGCTCCGATCAACCCAACCAACTACACCCAGATCTTCCGGGCTGCGTTCGCGATTTCGCGTACAGCACTCAAGGGTGGTTTGGATTATGACAAGTCTGGACCTTACAAAACCTTGCGTTTTGAAAACGGTCTGCGCTACATGATGGAAATGGAGAAAGCCGCGATCTTTGGTCAGAAACACACGGTGAATGTGACTGATCCAGACACCGGTGAGTCCATGCCTGAAACCAAGACGGGCGGAGTGATCTATCACCTCGAACAATGGGAAGCGGCAAACAGCATCTACCGTGGCGGTACGGGCGCTGCGCCTGTAACGTCCAACGCCGACAACGACAAACGCATCATTGATGTGGGTGGAAGTCTGACTAAGTCTGACCTCAACACCTATCTGTCGCGTCTGTTCAAAAAGACCAACGACAAATCGTACGAAAAACTCTGCCTCTGCGGTGGTAAGTTCCTCGAAACGATCAACACGTTGTATGATCGCCAAGTGGTTAAGAATGTTATGCTCGAAGAGAAGAGCACTAACGCGAAGTTTATCGTGCATTCGCTCGAAACGCTTCGTGGTACTGTGCATTTCAAGACGCATCCTATTCTCGACAACGACACCGACACCGACGACTGGGGTCTCTTCATGGATCTCGGGAACATCTCGTGGCGTCCGCTCACTGATTCCGACACTACGTTCCTCAAAGGACGTCAGGAGACGGATCGCGATGGGCGTAAAGACGAGTGGATCGGCGAAGGCGGGTTGCAGTGCCTCTTCCCCGAGTCGCACATGCTCATCCAAAACGCTACTGTTGCTGGCTAAACCATATGGGTGCACTTACCACTAACAAAGAGGCTGTTGCCGCAGGTTTTGTTTTTAACGAAATCTACTACAACAATGACCTGGGACGTCGGTTGAAATGTATGGATGTTACCATTCCTGCCACTTATGGTGGTTTGACAAACACCATTGCAGCTGGTTGTTTTGGTATGACCGCTATTACGGAAGCTGTAAATGCGCGTACTTCGGCTAATGATGCATTCCTTGCCGGACCATCGTTTGATCAGAAAACGTTGTATTTCTACGACATTAGTACTGTCGGAGATTCAACCCGCGATGCGCCAACCGACACCACCGCCGCCACACGCCTCGTTGTGCGAGGCAAAGAATAACCCTAAACATTAGAAAGGAGAAACAAAAATGAACGTACCAAATCTACGCGATCCCGACTTCGTCAAAGAGCCTAAACACGTTGACGACACCAAGATGTTGAACACGACTGCCGATGAGTCTGTCAACATGAACGAATCGAACGACAACAAGGAACACGTTACGACCCACCCAAGCTTCGGTCCGCTTGGTGCCAAAGGACGCAACTAGTGCAATGGATGCTGGCTCTCCGTAAACCAGCAATTTTTCCTACTTCTCTCACCATCAATGATCCTATCGACCTTAAAAAAAGTCTGTGCTGCCTATCATCAAGTTGCTACCGCTACGCTTACCGTAGATGGTGTGGATCTTTTTCTGATTGCAGCTAACAATGCGCGGGGTAACGCAGAGTTACTGCACAACTTTGAACTTGCTCGGGTTCAGGCGTCGCTATCCATTGATGGTGAGACGGGAGCAGATCTGTCAACGGCTGTTTTCCTAAATACAAAAAACTCTGTAATTGTGTCAGGCACACTTTCTCCCGATGCAACAGGAACGTATAATTTAATTGGTAATTTTTCTGGCTATCCGTGTTATTATAAAGAAAGCCCAGTGGCGTATTTTTTATATTACAATCCAGGAAATAGTCGGTATGTTATTAACCCTATTTTATCAATTACTACTCTAGCTGCAGGTTGGTTGCCTGCTACAGCCCTTACTACCCCTATTGGGTCTTTTGTTGGCACAGGCGCATTTAGCGGTTTTACCGGTACTGCTACAACAGCATACGGTGGTTCACAAGCATGGTCCAGCATCAAAGAAGTTATTGCAGTGCAGCGCACCAACGTCGATGGAATCCTTGTGCCTCTTGATTTTACTCGAGCTGACATTGCTATTGAACGCGATCGGTATGAACTAGAGATGTCCGAAGAGTACGAACCATATCGCCGATATCCGTCAGATGCAGCGTTGCTTCAACGTGGTACAAATGGTACGATCGTTCAACGTGGTACTAAACTCCATGTGTATCCCATAAATGCCATCACCTCTACGCCTTTGCAAGTCACGCTTGAAGCTTATGGTTTACTTGCTGACTACACTGCAACAAGTCTTACAGACGTTGTAGCTACAGATTTCTTCCTTCAATACGGAGCAAACTTCCTCCAATGGTCAATCATCTGCGAATTGAACTTTCTCTTTCGCACATTTGTTACACGGCAAGAAGGCAATGTAACGTCACCCGAAAAAGAACGGGAAAAAGCATGGCGTGAGTTGCTACTCTGGGACACGTATAAAGTCGACTCTAACGCAACCCGTTCACGCTAATGCCTAGTATTAAAAACAAAGGTCCGTTACTATACTTCTCTAAACTCGGTGGGGAACAGCCAATCCCGCCAGAGTTTATTGCAAAGATGAATCGTGCGGAAGAGATTCAAGCTGTACCAAATGATGTAACGCCTGAAACACTTTCCGATACTATTGTTGAATCGCGCGTTGAAACAAATCGTACGGATGAGCGGGTACGCCATACGATTAAAAAAGACGCGGGTAACATTACCCTTACAGATACACTTCAAGACAAAGATGGACAGGTTGTCACGCGCACACGTGTGTTGTATCCTGCAACTACTACAGCTACTCCGGCAACAGCACTTATGCAAGTTGAAGTGCACCAGCTTGGCAATGGGTGGGCGATTGAAGAAAGGTCTGTTGTAACGACAGTGTTTTCGGGCAGTGCGGTAGAAGCGCATCAAGCAAGTGTTTATCCTAAAGATTTTCTTACCGCTCTTTCGGTTTTAACCACAAATACATCAATTGCGGCAGGTACTGCAACAACCACACCAACTTTAGGTACTGGTGGCACAGGTGTTATCTCGGGAACATCTACACGTATTGATGCATTTAAAATAAAGACAGAAACGCAAACTTTATCGGGCGGTACAGGTACATCAAAATCTGAAGGTGCTTTGGATGAAGGTTTACCAGTTACAATTCAAACCACTTTAATTGCTGACAGCACTTCTCCGCCTACGTCAAGCACGCTTACTACAGTTTTACAAAGTCAACAACTTGATGGTAATGGCTATGCTGTAAAAAAAGTAGGTACGGTATCTTTCTACCCTACGCGTTACGGACAAAACTATAACGCTAAACTTAATCTTGTTGTTCCATGGACAGAAAGTACTATTGCACCTGGCGCATCGGGCACAGCCAAGACGGATATTAACCCTGTTGATTATGCAAAACAACGCAATAGGACTTACGGCAGTGTTACAACAGCATATGATGCGGTGTTTTTCTCGGGTGTGGGAACTACTGTGGTGGATTTGCCCGATGTTTTAACAGGACTTTCTGTTGTTTACAACAAAGCGTTTGGTACAGGTGTAAGCAATTATCCTGCAACACAGCAAGCCGGTTTTGTAAGTGGCGGAGGTAGTTTAACCACCAACCCAAGCAATACTGTTAAAGCGAGTGCGTCAATTCAACCAGATTTAGTTTACTCTATTACACGTTATGGGGGTATTAAAGTCCCTTGCGTGCATTATTACTTTTATTTAACAGGAACTGTAAGTATTACAACCGTTATTGCACGCCTTCTTACAGGTGGTGTAACTGCATTGCAGCTTCCTGTGTTTAAAACAGCGTCACAAACATTTGTTTTAAATGGATCACAAGTAGAAGTTCAATCAACCGCTAAGACATCAGTTACAACATCGTTTGATACAAATAGCGCAGGTGCTCTTACACGATCTGCGGCTTCTACCGAATGGGGTGATGATTATTCTGAAAACGTATCCACAAGTGTAAAAAGTGTAATGTTGCCAGCTACGTTACATGCAGCTTTTAATTCACTTGTTGTAAGCGACAGTACAACTGCAACAGCTACTGCAAGTGCACCATTTTTTGGACATGGTCCTACTGTGGTTGTTGGTTCTATTCCAAACGCGCCGGGTGCACGCACAAAAGTTGCAAATGCTAGTGTTTTTCCCACATCTCTTGCCGCAACAAGCCCAACAACAATTCCTACAACAGGCAAATATATTGTTGACGTATCATCAGAAATTGGTGAATATGGCTATATGCTTGTTCACGCTGTTGTTGTAGACTTTTCTGTATATGCCTAAAACACCGCAAGAATTTCCAAAAAAACCGCCTGTAAGTTTACAAGCGTTAGAACAAAAGCTCGCCGCTTTTGCAAATGAATCGTTGGCTAAAACCTCTATAAAAGAACTCGAATATAACGAGATTTGTAAAAGAGTGATGATGCAGGCGCGTATAGAGTTTGCGCCACTGGCAGCTTTGTCAAGCGGTTCAGAACGCCAAGCGTTTGTGTTGCCTAAAGCGCCTGTGCCGTTGCCACGTCCGAGTGTGGCTACGTCAACCCCAGGCGCAAATGCACGTATTGGTCAGTCTGACGTGCCTTATGTCCTGGGGAGTTCAAAAGACGGCAGTCTTGTGCCAGGAACTTACATTGCACCGATTGGGCTAGAGCTTGCACAAACCGACACATGGGATATTAACAATCCTCCAATAAATGCGGGTAGTGTTATTACACGGGGAGTGCAAGGTCCATTTATACGTCGCTGGGAAGACGTGTCTTATTACGATCTTCTTTTAAATGTTCCTTCTAATGCAGGTAACTGCACTGTACTTTTTACCTCAAACACATTTTTTGTACGTACAGCAACATACGATAGTTCTGGAATACTTGTTGCTATTTCCGCAGAAACTCCAATTACTGGATTAAACTCAACAACCACAGGATCTTCAACTACCGCCTATCTTGGCGCATACTAACATGGCATATCCACCACAACAACAACAACCACTCACTCGAGAACAACGCCTTGACGAACAGGACAAAGCGGATCAAGAGTATGCGAATCAACAACAATTGTTGCGCATACAACAACAACGGGCAGATGCTGATGAAGAGAACCAAGACATACAGCACCAACGTATTGAGTTTGAACGGCAACGATTACCGTTAGATCTTTACACTGCTCAAGCTCAAGCCGAAGCACACAGGGCTAATGCGCTATTCCAACAACAGCAACAAGCTGAACAATTACGCACAGCACCTCAACGTTACGAACAGGGTGCAGCTACGTTAGCAGCTACAAAGCAAGGAACTTCAAGCGCAGCTGCAACTGAGGCAAGAGCCGCGGAGTTAGCAAGATATAATATTATGCAACGTGCAGCAGCAGAGAAATTACTTAAAGATCAAAACGCTGCAGTGCTAGCTTCTACGGATAGTACATTACAAACAACTAAACAAAATGCAACAACCTTTGCCGATGCTCAAAATGATCACGCTATGTATGTAGAAGGCGAACAGCAAAGACAAGCTATCGCAAGAGCCTTAGCAGAACAACAGGCTGCGGCAGACATACGTGCTGAAACAGGAACACGAATAGCGCAACAGGAAAATGCACGGCAAGCCGAAGCCGCAGCGCGTCAAGGACGTGCGGAACAAGGCGCTACAGACTTAAATGCTGCAAATGTAGCTCATGCAAATGCTACTACAGCCGCAACAAAAAGTGCAGCAAACAACGTAATCCTTAAAAATTATTATGACACTCAAGCAATTACAGCACACCAATACGCATATTTAAATACTGTACCATTAGAAGATCAAATGGCATTCGCGGAAGATATGATAGTACCTAAAGTGAGTGCGCCCGGTACACCCGGTGCTACAGGCACAAAGCAAATTGAACTAGATTTGGCTAAACGACGCGCGGAGCTTTTGCCACAGTATAAAGCTATGTTTAATGTAGACCCTGAAACAAACGCGCTGGCAGCTAAAGATTTTGAAAACTTTTTTACAAATACTATACTGCAGGAAACAAAAGTTAAAAACGACGCTAAAAAAACTGCGGACCAAACCGAATTTTCTAATCGTACAAACTATGCCCCGCCAAATCCTTATAAACCAGGTATGAGATTTCCTGGATATTAACCTAACTCACTAACCAACCCACACACAACATTATGGCAAACGCAATCGTCACAAATTCACCGGGAGTTGATCCAAACTGGGACCCTGTAACAGGTAAATTTAAAGTACCAGTACCAGCACCAGCACCAGCTCCCGTTGCCGCATCTGTAGTACCACCTCCAGCAACCGCACCAGCTGCAGCGGGTGCAACTCCACCAGCAGCCGCACCCCCAGACGCGGTTGATTCAGTTCCACCTGTTGTTCCTAAGGGTGCAGTATCTGGTGCACCCGCACCCGAGAATCGTCCACCTCCAGCGCCTACAGATAGCGGTGGCGCGCCACCACCTGCAGCACGCGAAAACAATCCTCTTGTCGCACCTTTACCTCCAACAATACCAACCATTCAAATGGACCTGGGTGCATCGGGTGCAACTAAAGAACGTATTGAAGCAGGGCGCAACGCAAGCCAGGAAAAAATGCAACAAGATAGGCTTAATGCGCGTAAGCCAGGACGTTTAGGTATTGGAGGACAAGCAATCACAGATGCAAATCCACGTGGTGATGCTGGCGGAAGTTATTTTACTGGGGCTGGTCGGGCTTTGACAAACCAAGAACGTAACGCAAAAACTACAGCACTTAATGCGGGACTATCGCCTATTCCTACAAGTGAAGCAACAACAGCAACACAAACTCCTGAATTAACTGCACAGTATGCAGCAAACGCAAAGCAACGTGTAGATGCAGCAAAAGCTGCGTTTTTAGATTCGCAAGGCATGAGTGATACTGGAGCACAAACACAACCTAATTCAGCAGCGCGTGTGGCTATGGGATATTCTATGATAGATCCCGCACGTCGTTCAGGATCACCATATCAAGCGTTAACTCAAGCAACTGGAGGTAAAGCTCAAGCCGATGAACGTATAGGATTTACGCAACAGTGGCAAAAAGAGCATCCAGGAGTAAATTTTCCACAAAACCAAAACTCTAATTGGAAGGGTCCTGTAGAATTTGCACATAACAGTTTAACAGATCCTCAAGATACTGCCACATTTAATCCAGCCACAAGAGTAATGGCAACAGGACAAAAATATGCACAAAGTACACCAAATGCCAAATTAGCTACACAACACCATGAACTTATAGGGCATGGTCCAGAAAGTCCAGAGTTTAAAGGAACCAATGATTTTATAACAGGTAAAACAGATGCGCCTTATATGCGGCAAGCTACTGAAGTTATGGGACGTTTGCGCCAACTGTCAGATTTAAACGGTGGTGGTATGCATCCCCGTAGTGAAACACAAGCGTTAGATCTTTTATCGGCTTATGGTTTTGTTGAGCCAGGTAGCGGACAAAAAGCAAAATACACATTCTCAGAAGACAATTTTGATTTGCGAGATTTATTATACACTTATCAAAAAATGAACGCAAAAGAACAAAAAGCGTTTCGCAAAAACGCGTCAATACAAATGCCCGGCACTGCACAAAACACACCATTTAAACCCACTGGAGCATTTGGCGGAGACACTCAAGTCGCTTAAGGTAAAATCCAGAATTTAGGACAATACAATTATGCCAGCAAAATCTTACATGGACGTATCCAGAGAATACGATCGTTTTCGCGCGTTTGGTTACGACAAACCAATGTCCGAATTTGCGCGAGAGCGTAACATCGACACGGGGTCTAACGACTATTCCGAAGGATTGCGCGATGGCACGTGGACTAAGTTGTCGCACCAGTTGGATGAGAATTTGTTTAAGCCTCTTGGTGAACCTATTGGCGAAGTAACGGGTGCTATTGGCAGTATCTTTGGACCTAAAGGCGAAGAAGCTGGGCGTGCTGTAGGTGAGTCGTTGCCCCGTATGGGCGCAGAGATTGCGTTAAGTGCAATTCCGGTTGCGGGTATTCCGTTAATGGCAACGGCTATGGGGGCGCATACTTATGCAGATACGGGTAGTTATGGTGCTGCCGCTGTAAGTGCTGGTGTAGGTGCGGCTATGCCGTTTGCGGGAAGGATTGCGGGTAATGCAGCGGCGCAAGCCTTTGGTGTGGGTGAACGCGTTGCTGGCGCGTATACGGCAGAAAGTATGGCGGCTCAGTATGTAGCACAGAATGCCGCACGTATAGCACGCGGTGCAGCACCAATCACAGCAGGACTTAAACCAACTTTAAGCACGGTTGCTCCTATTGTAGGACGTGAGACCGGGTTTAAAGCCGCACAATTCTTAGGTCATGAAGCGTCTAACTTTGGCTTAATGCAAGGTCAAGGCATTGCACAGCATAACATTTTGGGCGAAGAAGCTCCGTATGAAGTGTTCAACGCGCACTATTTAGCCCAGCAGATTCCATGGACGATCATGGGCGCATGGGGTATTCGGGGTAAAGCTCCGATGGACTCGACAAAGCTGCGGACACAATTAAAAGATCCTAATGCGGTTACCTCAACACCAGCGCCACGTCCTGCCGTTACACACACTGATGCACAAAAGCTTGCAACTGCAAAAATTTTAGCAGACTACATGGCGAGTGCTGATAAATCACCAGCGGCTACAAAGGCAATTCTTGACGTTCTTTCAAATCCAGATGTGGCATTTGATGCAGCGGCAGAAATAGCACGACTTGCGGAAGACGCTACGCCTGTTGTAGGAGACGATTCTACGGCGATTAAAGGTGACCTTTCTGGCACTGCAGGTCCACCTGTGGAAGAACCTATGTATACACTAACGGGACGTGCTGAAAAAACAGCAACCGGTATGTACAAAATGGAAATTACCAATGGTCTAGACGATCCATTTTGGCAAACCGAGTTTGGCAAAACCGTAGATACTAACCATCGTAATATATTTGTTCCCGGGGAAGGCCTTATTGACAATGGAGATGGCATTTTTACAATTACTGCTCCAGAGTCGGAATTTCGCAATGGTGTTAAATTTCCCATAAAAGCGGCTAAGCCCGTGGTGGTTGACCCAAGACCCGACTTGACTGTGATTGATGAAGAGACTCGCGCACGCCAGAACGCAGAAGCCGCAGCAAAAGTGCAAGCCGAGCGGGACGAAATGGCTACAGATGGTTTAACCTTAGATGAACCAGAAAACCCACTTTCGCATGATCAACGCTATAAATGGCAAGCAGCGTTAGAGGCACACTTTGGGTCTGATAAACTTAAGTTAGCATTACTCGAGCAAGTAAAAACACAGTTTCCTGACGCAACGCCAGAAGAACAAATGAATCTTGCAGCGTTAGGGCAAAAGACTACACCAGCAGAAGGTACAATAGCGTATCTGAATTTGCAAGCGTTTAAAGATGGGTTGAAGGTGGAGCCGGTGGAAGGGGAAACACCAGTGGTAGAGGAAACACCAGTGGTAGAGGAAACAACTCCCGCCGAGACAGTGCGGGATGCCAGTGATCCAGCACAGATGACGCCGGAAGAGCACGCCAAATACCTTGCTCAGGTGAATGGCCTTGATCCAGCGGATGTTACAGGATTCACGGAAGACGGCACCCCGACTACTAAGAGTGGTTCACCTTCTGCGTTAAAAGCGTCGAGTTTTACCGCACGCAGAGCGATCAAGGATGCCATAGCGGCTGGTCGACCAATAAATGCTGCGCTATTGGACGGACATAATAAACATTCCGACAAACCTGTCGCATTACCCGAAGGCTGGACGCAGCGTGGCGACCTGTGGCATCCGCCAGAAGTGACTAAGCCTGCGCGCGAGGTAGTAACGCCTACGGACACGGAGGCACCTACAACTGGTGTTCCGGACGTTATTAAAACGCAGTTAGACAAAATTAATTTTGGTTTTCGCCGTATTGTTGGAGAAGCCTCTGGGTTATTAACCAAAAAAATTCTTATTGATCCGTCAGGTAAAGTTTATCCTGTGGATGATACTACAGGACATCCTAAATACATTAAGGAAAATTTGCCAGAGTATTTAAACAAAGAAGGCAATCCTGACGTAGAGCGCATGATAAATGAAGGATGGTATTGGGGATCAGTGTCTAAAGATGAAGCGGGTAAATACGCATTTACTTTTGGTTTACCGGAAGAAGGTTGGAAACCGCGCAAAGCAGTAACGCCTACGGACACGGGTGGCACAACGACGTTGTCAATGGCACCCACAAAACCAAAAGCGCCGGTTGTGACAACGCCGATTTCAACTACAAGTACAGCGCCAGGTAGCGACTTTGATCTTATTTATGGGTCGGGCTATCACGAAAGAACTTCAGACCCAGCCGCAAAAGCGGATGTTGTAGCAAAATTTGATGCGGGGTATTCGTTAAAAGATGGACAATTTGTGC